GCCATCTGCACTAAGCTTATGGTTCTCGAATATTTTTCGAGTCGTGAGTATAAGTTACTCGAGAGGCATGTTCCTCTCCATCAAAGGGAAATCCTTGATGTGCTTAATGGACGGGATCGCAAGATCTTGCATTCGACTCTTCTGGAGTCCAATGCACGCCTAAATCGGCTGGCCAGACCGGCCACAGAGGCGGAAGCCTACTACGATCGTATTTATGACCGTGCATTGTATGGATGGCGTGCCATCGCAATGACTGTACTTAATTGTACACTCCTCAAAGAGGAGATTGTCTGGTTTGACGAAGACCTTGTGTCTTCTGTCATCTCATTCAAGAAGTGGTATTTCCACTCGTGCTTTTCGCACCATATCATCGATACTGATGGCCGTGTTGTATGGCCAGGTGTTGACAACACCATTACGTTACTTAAACGTCTAAGTGCATGGATCACTTATTACGGTGCTTTCTCTACGGAAACACATCGTCCTCGCGACATTGACGCGATGCCTGGTTCATCACCAGGTCGTCAGACTCTGACTTGGTTTGGCGGTGGCTTGTCATCGCTAAGGGAGCCTTGGTTGCTCCCCCCGACCAAAGTTAACGTACATACGTTATCCACTATGAGTGGCTTCTCTCGGGCTCTGCCGTGCGCATCCTCGGAAATGGCACAGGCCGCTGGGAAGGAGACCTTTTCGGTCTTGACTACAAGTCATACGACGGATCCGTCGTGGGTAAGTTTGTTTTCTACCGCCGCATATCGCGTCGGGAAACAAATGAAGCATAAGCTACCCACAGTGACTCACTGTAGCATTAACAGCTCTGCCTGTTATGAGGCAACCCAAGAACAGGGTGGTACGGCTTCCGTAGTCGTCACAGGGGTTAATAAACTCCTTTCCAGGCGCATTGATCTGGATCTCATCGAATTAGATGAACTGCCAGAGGCACTTTATGACCCTTTTGGTCGAGCAGCCGTAGCCGAGCTTGCTTGCGACCTGGTCAGGCTTCGAAAGGAAGCCATCCTATCCGGTAAAACGGTTAGGGTTATGGATATGCCCATTCCCGCATTTGGCGGGATCTCTAGGCCAATGCCATTTGGCTTTGTTGCGTATCGCAAGGGTCAGAGGGCCGATGAAGGCCGTACACGATTTTCGTGGAACTTGGGTCATTCCCAATACGGTAGTTACCGTGTAAACCTCGATTATGAGGACACATACGGCAGTCAAGATGCCGTGAGTTACAATGAAACTCTTGGATCCTCCGTGGCCGTTTGGGCCTTTTCGGAAGCACTCCAATATGGTCATTTTGTGGACCATAAACGCAATCGCGTTGAACCAGTTATTCCTGGACTCGCGTTGTTTCGCGAAAAGGGCGTTAAGCTCTTTGTTCAGGACAAACCTGTCCCGGCCAAGTTTATGGTTTTGGAGGAACCAGGGTGGAAATCCCGGGCCCTAACCAAGAACAAAGCCTTTGTAGTAATACTACAAGCCTTATTGAGGCACGCACTGGCGGATGTGCTTTCGGCTGATGGCCGATGTGGCTTCGGTTTGAAGTCATCCTATATTTTATGGGATTTTCTTAAGTTTCTTAAGAAACAGAGAACAAACTCTAAGTGGTACTATGTGTCCACGGATCTTAGTTCGGCGACGGACTTGATCCCTCATGACGT